AATTAACTTTACACCGAGTAAAGGTAATGATAAACACACTAGAGTTAATTCAGTTTCTCCATTATTTGAAAGTGGTAAAATATATGCACCACTTGATATGGACTTTGCACAAGAAGTAATTGAAGAGTGCGCTGCTTTTCCTTATGGAGATCATGATGACTTGGTGGACTCGATGACTCAGGCGGTAATGAGATTTAGACAAGGGGGTCTAATTCAACACCCAGATGATTATGAAGATGAGCCTTTACAAGCTAAACCAAAAGTGTATTATTAGGAATTATGGACAAACAAGCAATCGAAGATTTAGCAGCAGATATAGCAGATGATATGGGTTATGATTATTTTAATCTAAGTCCTAAAATGCAAGCTAAAATTTATAAAATCGCTATGGATGATTTTTCAGATATGATGGCTGATAAAGCTGACATGATGAGAAAGAACGAAGCAGCCGGAGGCATGATGCGTGCTAACTATGCAAATGGAAGTGAAGATAAATTTATGGAACTTGTAGAGAGACTTAGAGAACGAGGTTTTTCTCAACAAGAAGCAATTGAAGAAGCTAGAGAAAGACTTTCAAAAAATATGGCTTACGGTGGCAGAATAGGTTATGCAATGGGTTCAGAGGATCAGGCTTCAGGGATCAAGAGTCTTGAAGGAAGTAAAATGATGGCATCATCTCCAGATCCAATGGCTGAAAAAAATGATATGTCTTTAGATTTATTTGGTAAGCCTTTAGAACTTTTAACTGAAGAAGAGATGTACGAGCTAGAAGAAAAAATCGAAGATCAATTCGGTAAGAAAAGTGCTCCATCAATTAAAATGGCTGAACTTGATGACGATGCTGATTCAGCAATGTATGAATATAAAAAATATGTTTTCGAAATGAGAGAACTAGGACTAGAACCAATGTCCTTTAGAGAATTTTTAGCAGAAGCTTTATCAGAAGCCAGAGGTTAACATGGCCAAAGACATCGGGTCTTATTTTCTAGAACAAGGACAACCAATTGTTCCTAAAGCAAAACCAAAACAATATACGATAGCTAAAGAAAAATCTCAAACTGCAGAAGTATTAGATATGTTAAATACTAAAGCAGCAGTTAATACATTATCACCAAGAACTTATGTTAATCTAGTTGGACAAATTGCAAGAAAAGCATATGACCAACAAGATATATCTGCATCAGATTATTATGATATTGTCATGCCATTGTTTGGTGAGAAAGGTGAAATGATCACTGAAAAAATAAGACAGTATGATGCTGAACTAGATAGATATGCAGATGGGGGGAGAGTTAGATTTAACGCCGGAGGAAGTGATCCTAAAACAGGACAAGGTTTTCAAAAAGGAAACACTGGCTTTAGAACAAAAGATGGTGAAGTTAGAAATGTAAAAGGTAGTAACCAATTTACTCCTAAAACAACTGCACAGATACAAGGAATTATTAATGATCCAAAGTATAAAGGTTATACTCCTACACGATTTGAAAAGGAAAAAATTTTAACAAGAACGGATACAAAAAATAAAGATGTTGTATTTCAAAAAAAGGGAATTACACCTGCTGATCCTGAGAAACAAAAAACTCAAAAAGCTATAACATCTAAAAAAAGATTAGAACGTTTAAAAAAAATATCTAATCCAAATATAGAAAAAAAGATAGCAGGTAAAGGAGGTCTTAATTTATCTCACATAGGTCAATATAATACTCCAGTTACTTTATCTAATTTGGCTTATCTTCCTGCAGATGTAAATATTAAAAGTTATGAAAACTTTGAAAAGAAAATTCAAAATAATTTTAATAAAATACTAACAGTATATAGAAATGAAAAATTAAAACCTGAAGTTAAAACAGAAAAAATAGCTGCTTTAATGAAAGAAGATAGACAACTAAGATCAGATAATCCAAAATATGCAAACATAAAATCTAGAATGTCTATCAGAAGAACCGCACTAGATCCAAGTGGAATTATGATTAAAGAAAAAATTAGAGACCCAAAAATGACTATAGGTAAAGGAGAAGCAGGTTTAAATTTAAAACAAGCAAAACCTAGATCTTCTGAAAGAAAAGGAATTTTAACAATAGCTAAAAACGCCTTACAAAGTCTAAAAGCTAAAGGCGCTCCTGGACTAGGTTCAGGTGAATTTAAAGATCCTTTGGGTGGACAAATAGATTTAATTGACGTTCAAAAACTGATTAAGAGACCTGATAATGTATAAAAGACTAACTACAACCATACCCCCTAAATCAGGACCCATGCCTCAGGGGTTGAATATTAATTATAATACTGTTAAAACAGTCAAACAATCTGGAGAAAAAATAAATGGCGGATATAGACAAAGCACTTCCCAACGAAGTAAGAAAAGAATTTAATTTACCTGGTGAAGAAGAAATTCAAGAACAGTTAGTTGAAGAAGTAACTGAAGAACAACAATCACCTGAAGCTGTCGACATTCAAGAAAATGAAGATGGTTCGGTTGATATTAATTTAGATCCAAAAGCTGCATCACCTGAAGGTGGTGATGAGCATTATTCAAATTTAGCAGAATTTTTACCTGACGATGTTTTGGGAGAATTATCTTCTGACTTAAATAATAAATACATGGACTACTCTTCTTCAAGAAAAGAGTGGGAACAAACTTATACTAAAGGGTTAGACCTTTTAGGTTTTAAATACGATAATAGAACAGAACCTTTTCAAGGAGCTTCTGGTGCAACACATCCAGTTCTTGCAGAAGCAGTTACACAGTTTCAAGCATTAGCTTATAAAGAATTACTTCCAGCAGATGGACCAGTTAGAACTCAAGTTTTAGGAATGCCTACTCCTGATAAAACACAACAAGCAACTCGTGTTAAAGATTTTATGAATTATCAAATAATGGAAAAGATGAAAGAGTATGAACCAGAGTTTGATCAAATGTTATTTAATCTTCCTCTTGCAGGTTCTGCTTTTAAAAAAGTTTATTATGATGATATGGAACAAAGAGCAGTATCAAAATTTGTTCCGGCAGATGATTTAATTGTTCCGTACACAGCTACCTCATTAGATGATGCGGAAGCAATTATTCATCGTGTAAAAATTTCAGAAAACGATTTAAGAAAACAACAAGTAGCAGGTTTCTACAGAGATGTAGAAATTGGAAAACCTCAAGACAAAGAAACAGAGATTGACAAAAAAGAAAGAGAACTTGAAGGAGTTTCAAAAACAAAAGATGAAGATGTATTTACATTATTAGAATGTCACGTTGATTTAGATTTAGAAGGTTTCGAAGATACGAATCAAGAGACTGGTGAGCCCTCAGGAATTAAAATACCTTACATTGTAACTTTCATAGAAGGATCAAATGAGATTTTATCTATTAGAAGAAACTATGAAGCAGGTGATCCAATGAAAAGAAAAATACAATACTTTGTACATTTTAAATTTTTACCGGGACTTGGTTTTTATGGTTTTGGTTTAATTCATATGATTGGTGGATTGTCAAGAACTGCAACAAGTGCACTTAGACAATTACTAGATGCAGGAACATTATCTAATTTACCAGCTGGATTTAAAATGAGAGGTATTAGAATTAGAGATGATGCACAATCAATTCAACCCGGTGAATTTAGAGATGTAGATGCACCTGGTGGTAATTTAAGAGATTCATTTATGATGTTACCTTTTAAAGAACCATCACAGACTTTATTAAGTTTGATGGGTGTTGTAGTAAACGCTGGTCAAAGATTTGCATCGATTGCAGATTTACAAGTTGGTGATGGCAATCAACAAGCAGCAGTAGGAACAACAGTTGCTCTACTTGAAAGAGGAAGTAGAACAATGTCTGCAATTCACAAAAGAATTTACTCAGCTTTAAAAAACGAATTTAGAATTTTAGCTAGAGTATTCAAGTTATATCTACCACAAGAATATCCGTACGATGTAGTTGGGGGTCAAAAAATGATTATGCAATCTGATTTTGATGATAGAGTAGATATAGTGCCAGTTGCTGACCCTAACATTTTTTCTCAAACACAGCGTATTTCACTTGCGCAAACGGAACTCCAGCTGGCACAATCTAATCCACAAATGCACAACATGTATCAATCATACAGAAATATGTATGAAGCATTAGGTGTAAAAAATATTGATCAGGTTTTAATAAGACCACAACAACCAGCTCCTAAAGATCCAGCATTAGAACATATTGATGCTTTAGGTGGAGCGCAGTTTCAAGCATTTCCTGGACAAGATCATAGAGCACATATAACTGCTCACTTAAATTTCATGGCAACTAACATTGCAAGAAACAATCCAATGGTAATGGCAAGTCTTGAGAAAAATATTTTTGAACATATTAGTCTAATGGCTCAAGAACAAATTGAATTAGAATTCAAAGATGAGTTAGTACAAATGCAACAGATGCAAATGGCTATGCAACAGAATCCACAAATGGCACAACAGATGCAAATGCAGTTCATGATGATGCAACAAAGAGTGGAAGCTAGAAAAGCACAACTAATTGCTGAAATGATGGAAGAATTTATGAATGAAGAGAAGAAAATTACTTCACAATTTGATAATGATCCTATTGCTAAACTAAGAGAAAGAGAATTAGACCTTAGAGCTATGGAAAATCAACGTAAAAAAGAACAAGATGAAGAGAGAATGAATCTTGATAAGATGAAAACTATGATGAATCAAACAAATCAAGAAGATAAGCTCCAACAAAATGAAGAATTAGCAAATTTAAGAGCTGATACGTCAATTGAAAAGACAATTTTAAGCAAAACTATACCTAGTGCAGACTCAATGATGAAGAATAC